CAGGAGGTAGGGTCACTCAGACATGGGCGCCAAGCGACGGCGGCGCTCCTGCCGCCTCGGCAAACATCACCGTCGTCGTCGGACAGGCAGGAACCGACGCTGGCGACGGCGTCACGGCTGGCACTGGCTATGTTTCGATCACCTACACGGCGTCTCTCGTCGCCACTCCGCTCTCGACCTCGCTACTGCTGCACTTTGATGGCCCATATGCGCCGGACAGTGCCGGTCGCCACGCGGTCAATCTGCAAAGCAGTGCGATACTAACGTCAGCGCGGTCTAAGATTGGCTCCGGCTCGCTCTCGTGTGACGGATCGGCCTCGTCCTATGTCGTAACTGACAATACTGTACCCCACGCTGATTTTGGTTTTGGGACTGACGACTTTACGATTGAGGCGTGGATTTGGGTCAACTCGTTCCGGAACGTCGGTTACGATGGCGGCATCTATGATGGCCGACAGGTTGGTGATGCGAACAACCCATATCTCGGCTTCTTCTGGAATGGGTCGGCAGAGGTCGTTCAGTATTATACGCAGCAGGGCGCGCGCATTACTACGACGACGCCAATCCCGGTCAATCAGTGGGTCCACGTCGCGCTCGTCCGCTATCTGCAAGTCTCTCGGGTCTACGTCAACGGCGTGTCGGAGGGCGGCACCTTCGCAGACACCTATTCGTATACCAACACATATGCAACGATCAACTACGGCCCCTGCGCAAACTGCTACATTGACGAGTATCGTATCTCAAGAGGTGCACGCTACACCGCAAACTTCACGCCATCAGTAGCACCGTTCCCTCCGTACTATTTCGTTCCGCTGGGGCTCGCGCCGTCTGCGGACGGCACCGTCATGTTGCTCCACATGGATGGGGCAAACGGCTCGCAGACCATCACTGATGCGACGGCGCGCCATGCGGTTGCGTCAAACACTGGAAACGCCAGCTATGCTATCTCCACTGCGCAGTCAAAGTTTGGTGGTGCCTCGTTTAACGCGCCGGACCAGAATGGCGTTCTGATAGCTGACTCGAGTGTTGATTTTCTTTTCGGCACCAACGACTTTACGATTGACCTCTGGCTCTATTTGACGGCCCTTCCGTCTGTCGTAGGTGCCGACTTCATCATCTACTGGCCGTATGCCACTGGGTCGGAAGCGAACGTCGGTCTTGCGTTAGCCCACAGCAATAATGTCGTCTATTCCTCTGGCCTTATACTTGGTACGACCGCAATCACCGCCAATGTCTGGCACCACATTGCCCTGGTGCGCTCGGGCGGAACCTCTACTCTTTATCTTGACGGCGTGTCTCAAGGCAGTATCGCCGATACGCGGAATTACACTCAGATCGGCGCGAGTGTTTATCCACTTCTCGGTACTTACGGGTACATGGACGAAGTGCGCGTCACCAAGGGCCGCGCGCTGTGGACCGGCGCCTTCACGCCACCGGCTGCGCCGTACACACCTACGCCGATGGTCGGCGCGGCTCCGCTGGGTCTGCCGGGACTGACGAAGCAGGACGGCAACACGGTCCTGCTGCTGCACTGCGAGGGAACGCAGTTCGCAACCACATTCACCGACTACTCGGGCAAGAACCACGCAGTTACGTCGAACGGCGGCACGCGGGTCAACAACAATACTGGCGCTGCAAGGTTTGGCGGAGGAGGCGCTGAGTTTGGAGGAACGACAGCCTCTTACCTATCGCTCGATAGCGGAGTAGACTTTGCGTTCGGCCTTGGCGATTTCACCATAGAGGCGTGGGTCAATCTGGTGGGATTGCCGTCCACAACGGGCGCGACATTCATCATCTACGATAGCCGCGATGCCGGGGCGACCGTCGCACCGTTTGTTGTAATCGACGGGCTAACGAACAAATTCCAGTTCGGCTACGATGGCGCGATCCCGATCACCGGCACGACCGTAGCCACGACTGGCGTGTGGTACCACGTCGCTGCCGTTCGCGCGGCAGGTGTCACCAAACTCTACGTCAACGGCGTACAGGAAGGCCCGATCTACACCGACGCCAACAACTACGCGGTTGGCGCTGGCGGCTATCCGCGCATCGGCGCCTCGGGGCCAGCCTACCCGCCCGGTTGCTTCAACGGCTTCATGGATGAAATCCGCGTCTCGCGGGTTGCCCGCTGGACGACGAACTTCTCGCCACCGACTGCGCCGTACCCGCCATATCAGTTCTTCGCACAGCCACTCGCGCCAGCCTCACCCGTCCTCGGCGCCGCATGGCCGCTGCAGTCTATCGACGCCGCGACCGTACTGCTGCTGCACTGCGACGGCTTCAACGGCTCGACCGTCATTCCGGACACGTCGGGGCGCAATCACCCGGTCACGATCCACGGAACTGCACAGCTTTCTGTTGCACAAGAAAAGTTTGGTAGCGCAGCGGCGATCTTCGACGGGAGCGCAAATTGCGGTCTGGCGCTGGATGGCTCTAATGATTTTGCCTATGGCACCGGTGACTTCACGATTGATTTTTGGGCGAACCTTAATAATCCGAGTAATGCAGTAATCATCTACGATGGGCGCCCGAGCGGTGTTAACTCGTTTACACATCCAACTATCTACACAACTAATGGCGTCCTTTGGGTTTTAGTAAATGCGGCGGGTATAATCACTGGATCGACAACTCTATCTGCGAACGTCTGGTATCACGTCGCGCTCGTTCGCTCGGCAGGGGTCACTAAGCTCTATCTGAATGGAATGCAGGAAGGTGCAAGCTACGTCGATGCGAACAACTATGCGATAAGCGCGGGACTGCCGTTCATCGGCGGCAACTCATACAATCCAAGCGGCGCAAATTGCGTCAACGGCTACTTAGACGAAATCCGCGTCACCAAGGGCGTGGCGCGGTGGACCAACAACTTCTCGCCGCCGAATGCGCCCTACGGTTACCTGTTCTACGGGACTCCGCTTGCGCCGTCGTCGCCTGCGCTCGGGTCTCCCGGCCTCGGCGGCAGCATGGCGGCGCTCGACCTCGTCACGTCTAGCCCGGTGCTCGGGACGCCCGCCCTCGCGCACTTCTATGCAATCCCGCACGCAATCGACCTTGTCACTAGCTCGCCGTACCTCGGGCTTGGCTATTCGATCGGTGTGCTGCGTGCTAACAACCTCGTCACCGGCTCGCCGGATGTTCCTATCGACCCGGTGCTGCAACAGCACCCGCAAATCCTCTATGCCGATGATCTGGTGCCGGAGCCGCCAGACCTCGGTGAGCCGGGGCGCATGCCCCAGCCGCCGCCAACCTACCCCACCGATATGGACCGCCACGTGCGGAGGTCTGGCGACGACTACGCGTACGCGCTGATGGACCTCTTGCCAAAGGGGCAGGCGTGGCCGAGGCGCCATGAGTCAACGCTGGTCAAGACCGTGACCGGCCTGGGCAGGTACTACGGCTTCGTAGACGGCCGCGCCGCAGACCTCCTCGAGATAGAGTCGGACCCGCGGTCGACTCTCGAGCTACTGCCGGACTGGGAGCGGGCCTGGGGACTGCCCGACCCATGCTTCAAGGAGACGGCGACCATTGGCGAGCGGCGAGACATGCTCGTTATGAAGATGACGCTGATGGGCGGCCAGTCGCGCTCCTTCTTCTATAGCGTCGCAGAGTGGATGGGCTACCAGGTCCTGATCGAGGAGTACTCGCCGTTCATGGTCGGCATCAGCCAGTGCGGGGACACCAGCGCACTTAGCCAGGACCACAAGAGCCCCCGCTGGCAGATCGGGCGGCCAGAGATGAGGTTCTATTGGACCATCCACGTCACTAATGCGAGCCTGAATTGGTTCCGCGCAAGCCAGGGCCAGGCCGGAGTAGACCCCCACCTGCGCATCGGGTTATTCATTGACCAGGACTGCCTGTTCAATCGCTGGAAGCCGGCGCACTCGGAGATCGTCTATTCATACTCCAACCTACAGCCGGGCCACTCGATGGATGGCACGCCATGACCTCATGCCGAGAGTGCGAGCAAAGGCGGGCGGCCCTCCTGGCCGCATTGGCGCGTCGTCTCAAGAAGATCCGAGGGAAGGTGCGCCGTGATCGATAAGGCAAGGAGCTGGATCGGTGAGAACCAAACGCTCGTCTATTTCCTGATCGGCCAGGTCGTTGCCATCGCCGTGGCGGGACTCAGCTTCACCGCATATATGGTCAGGCTCGAGACGCGGGTTACGACTCTGGAGGTGCGCGGCTCTCCTCACCTGGCCGAGATCAATAACCGCTTGACCGTGACCGAGAAGGAGACCCAGGCTAACAAGGCTCGCATGGAGAGGATCGTAGACATCATGACCAAGGAGCTTCACATCAATCCGTCTAAATAGGGGGGGCTTTCCCTGGCTGCCCTACTGGTGGTAGACTTTTATACTCTGCCAGATAGGTTGGGTAGCGATGGAGACCCTGGAGTGGAGTGAATACCTCGAGATCGAGGACATAGACTTTATCGAGCACGTCAAAACGACGGGAAGGCTCGAGCCGCTATTCTCATACTCCGAAGAGGTCTCTCTGCCGAGCCACGAGCACCGCTACAATATAGCAGACGGGGGCTGGGAGGCACTAGAGAGGCACTGCGCAGAGGCAGATAGATCGAACAGCGTATACTTCACCGATGAAATGATTGAGCGCCGCCGGCGGAAGCGCGCCCTGGCCAAGGCCGCCTGGAAGGTTGAGCTCAAGCGCCGCGCCAGACTGGCGACAGCAAATAGACTGGCGGCAGAGCAAGAGCGCAAGAGACTGGAGCAAGAGAAGCCAGCGCCAGTGAACAACTTCAATTTAAGCCCAGCGGCCAGTGACATCCTCGCCCTGCTCCTCCCTGGCGGCCGTTGGAATATCGACTCCATCAGCGCCTATCTGAATATCCCTCCCCTCGTAACTCATGCCGCCGTCCGAGAGCTGGTCTGGAGAGGCATGCTGAGGCCCGCAAAACCACCCCAGGTGCCGTGGCCATGATGCGCTACGAAATGAGCCAAGAGGGTCAGGCCAGGCTGGTGCTCACTGCCAACCGCATCCACGTCTGTGACGGAGAGCCGTCGTCATACGACGACGTCTTTGCCCGCGCTATCGCCTCGCGCGAGTATGGCGCGGGCAGGGTGTTCGCCAGGGTGGTGAGAGGCGTCTTCGTCGAGACGCGGAACGTGACTATGATCGCGAAGAAGAAGGGTTGCCCGACCTACTGGGCAATCACCACCAGCGACGGGCTGTACTCCGCAGGGACGATAGCCCCGTATGCAAATCCAGTCAATACCGGAGATACGCTGAGCCTCTCTCCGATCACCATCAGGGCTGGAGACAAGTTTAAGGCGAGGTAGAGAGATGACGACAGAGCGCCCCGTACTCTCCCAAGGCGATAGCGGTATGGAAGTTAGCTACATGCAGTCCCTCCTGCCGCGCGGGCCAAAGGCAGATGGAGACTTCGGCCCAATTACGGACGGAGAGGTACGCGACTTCCAGCGCACCAGAGGTCTCGAGGTGGACGGCGTCGTAGGCCAGCAGACCTGGGCTGCCCTCGAGGCGCATGCCCCGCCGATTATCCCAGAGCCTGCTCCGGGAGGCCTCAGCGTGGCCCAGGTCTCTGCCATCTGCAAGATTGCCGACGACTCCGCGATCGCCGGCTACTCCTGGCATGATCGAGGCTCTGCCCCTCCCGGCTATACCCGAGGCATCGCCGTGGCGTTTGCCCAGTCACTCCTAAGGTGGCACAGCGGCCACGCAGCCGTCGTCAATATGGCGAGGAGGAATACTGGAGACGACGATATCGATGCCCTGTCGTGGTACAACTCCGACTTCTCTGAGCTCGGTATGAGTAATGATGCCTCCGGAACGGACACGCTCCGCCACCTCTACGTCCTATTGATGGGCCTTGGGATGAGAGAGTCGAGCGGACGGCACTGCGAGGGCCGCGACCAGTCTGCCGACAACGTGAGTAGCGATACCGCAGAGGCAGGCATGTACCAGACCAGCTACAACGCCAGCAACGGTAGCTCCCCAGAGTTCGATGAGCTAATGGACGAGTTTGCGCGCAACCCGGGGGCCTGCTATCTCTATGTCTTTGCCGATGGGGTGAGCTGCTCTGAGAGCGACTGGGCCTGCTACGGCAGCGGCAGGGGCTATGAGTTTCAGACCTTGTGCAAGTCCTGTCCCGCCTTTGCCGTTGAGAGTTGCGGCCTGACCCTGCGCAATCTGCGCCAGCACTATGGGCCGATCAACCGCAAGGAGGCAGAGCTGCGCAGCGATGCGGACGACATGCTCAGCAGTGTTCAAAACTATATCGAAGGGAGAGAAGTGATATGGACATAGTAATCTCGTCGGGCCACGGCAAGTACGTCCGCGGCGCCTCCGGATACATCGATGAGGTCGACGAGGCCCGCATGGTCGTCGACAAGGTGGCCTCCTACCTGACCGCCCTTGGGGTAGGGGTCAAGACCTTCCACGACGACGAGTCAAAGTCGCAGAGCGAGAACCTGGAAGCCATTGTCGCCTACCATAACGCCCAGTCCCGCGACCTCGACGTCAGCATTCACTTCAATGCATATGAGGACACCACCAAGGCGATGGGCTGCGAGGTCCTCTACGTCACCCAGTCCAAGGCGGCGGCCGAGCTCTCGGCAGCCCTAGCGGAGGCGGGAGACTTCATCGACCGAGGAGAGAAGTACCGCTCCGACTTGTTCTTCCTCAACAACACGGAGATGCCCGCGCTCTTGATCGAGACGTGTTTCGTCGACAGCCAGGAGGACGCCAACCTATACCAGGAGAGCTTCGACGAGATATGCCGCGCGATCGCAGAGACCCTGGCGGGAGAGAAGCTCGGTGAGGCTGAGCCGCCTCCGGAGGAGATCGTCGAGGAGGACAATAACCGGGTCAACATTAGGGGCAGGGCGGAGGGCGACGTCAAGGTCGTAATCAACGGGACGACCGTGTTTGGGGGAGACCGCAGGTGCCCCAATACGGTCTCCCTGGTCATCACCATGACTGGCGACGTAGTCGTCTCGCTCAACGGGGAGGACTTCCACAATAGAGAGTGAGGCGAACCATGCTGAGGAGGGCTCGGAGCTTCGAGGTTACCGAGTGCAGCGATCCCAAGTGCGGACCGCACATCGTCGCCATGGGCGAGGATGATGAGCCGATCTGTGAGATAGTCGTACCAAGATCGAGGACGCCGGACTTGATCAAGGTGCTCCAGGGTATCCTGTACGGCAAGGTTACGGAGGAGGACCACTAGCCGTAGGGCCGTCGCGCGGGGAGGGGGGCCTAGGGGAGGAGGGTCCTTGGCGGCCTGGGCCCCCAATAGATACCTACCTGGATACCTCCCCTAGGTCAAAAAGGGGGGCCTAGGTCCGGGAGGACCTAGGCCCGTGGCGGCCTACAAACAGGCCGCTGGTTAGTTTCTAAGGGAGGGGGGCTAGGCCACAGCCCGGCTCTGGAAGGCCCCTCCCTGGCCTTCCTAAAGGCCCCTTACAGGGGGCCTAGGAAGGCCCCTGATTAGGGGGTCCAGAGAGGGGGGCCTTAGTCCTCCCCCCTTAGAGGAGGCCTAGGAGCCCCCTCCTAGGGGCTCTATGAAGGCTAGGTTCTTGCACTCCCCCTCCCCCTCTCCCCCATGCCTGCGACGCTCTTGTCCAGCCGCTTGGCATCTGCCCGGTTAAACCCCCTGTACTTCTCGAACAGCGAGTGCCTAATCAGGGACCTCTCATCGAGTGCCCGCAGGATGGCGTACACCGTTCTGAACATCGGCGCCTTGGTCTTCCTATCCGCCAGCCTGACCAGGGTCATATCGTTGAGGCCCGTCCGGTGGGCCAGCTCCTCCCACGTCGAGTGGGTTGCCGCCTTGAGGTTGAGCACGAAGCCTCCGAGGTCGTCCACGAACTGGGAGACCTCGTCGGAGTAGATGGGGTCCGCGGACGACTTGCGGCCCCTTGGAAATTTTACGATCTTTGCCATGTCCAACTTCTTCCTTCCTTGCTTAAGAGGGGGCCTGATTTAATCCAGCCGGCCCCGTGCGCCGGGTTACTTTACATACCACGCCATCAGAATGGTATCTCCTCTTCAGTCGCGAGGTGCTCCTCGGTGATGAGTACGGGGACCTCTCGAGGGGCCTTCTTCTTCTCATCGAGGAAGTTGTCAGGGTCGAACGCCTTGACCTGTTGGACCTGGAATAGGTCCTTGACCTCCTGGCAGTTGGTTACGTACCTCGACACCTTGTCGGCGAAGCGATAGGTCTGCCCCCTGATCGCCTCGATCAGGGCGTCGCCCTCTGCGCGCAGCGCCTTGGCCGTCTCCTCTGCCCTCTCTATTGCTGCGACGATGTCCTTGATCACCTCCTCACCGGAGGTGCGGATCGCCTCTGACGTCAACTCTGCTATTCGCTCGCTATCTTGGTTAGTCAATGCTCTCTCCTCTGCTTACTTTGAGTGCGGTGTCATCATGTGGTGCTGTACGATGTAGCGCCTAGGCCTCCCCGGTAGCACCGTGTCCGAGAAGCTCCACCAAACCTCCGGGCGGACTATCGCCTTGCGACAGTATAGGTTGCCGAGGAACATTGCAGCCTCGTCCTCGTTCCTCCAGGCGGAGACCCATACTGGAGCGAGCACCGGAGGCCACGGGTCAGGGCAGTTCCTGGCTACCCCGACCACGTTGGTCCAATCCCTCAAGTGGTCGTCAAAGAACCTATCGATGTGGGAGTAGACGTTGACCAGGTCCTGCGAGGTCATGCGGGCGACCAGCATGTCGGTCTTCTGCCAGAACCAGTCGTTCTTGAGAAACTTCATTGTTGATGTGCAGAAGTGCATTGTCTTTCTTCCTTCTTTCATCCTCTCAGTTTCATATCTCGGATCAATAGCTCTAGCTGGAGGCGATCAAGATATTCTCGCCTCCAGCACCTGTGCCGCAAGATCATTGCGATGCAGTTTTTGATGTGGCGCGTCTCCATCTGCGAGACGAGTATTTTCTCCCCCTCGCGGGTGACCCAGACTGTGTCGCGCATTAGCGGCAGCGCCATCCCCTACCGTTGTGTGTGTACACCTTCCTTAAGTGGTGGGCCGCGCAGACGTCGTACGGGGCGGCGAGGACTCTCTCTGGAGGGGTAGGGAGCGGTAACGGTAGGGGCAGGGGTAGGGGTAGGGGCTCCGTTAGTATCGGGGCAGTCGGCTGCGGTGTCTCAACCACAGCCTGATGCCGCGGTACCAACACCAGGCGGTCCCCCTTCGGGGCAGCAGTAGGGATCGGGGCGGCCACAGTCAGCATTACTGCGGCCACGACTGACGCCCCGATCAGCGTCAGTGCGCCCCATCCCAGGTAGCGGATGCGGGGGTCCCAGATGATCGTCATCTTCCTCTCTCCCTTAAGTCCACGGATGCGATGGCGGCGCGGGCATTGCGTACATGGCCAACACGAATGCCGTTAGCTCCGCTCGTGATTTGCGTGAAAACACTGTCATGCTCATCGTTCAGCAAATCCCAGCGGGCATTTGCAAATGGAAGCAGCGCTGCGAGCAGTTGGTCCCGCTGGGCGAGGAGGCAGTCGTTCTCCGCGCGACGTTGGTCTATGGCGAGATTGGCGATTTCCATCGCGGCGGTTAGCGGCTTGTCGAGTGCTTTCCAACGCCGCAGGTTTTCATTCTCGGCGCAGAGGCGGGCGATCTCGGCATGAGCCTTGTCAAGCTGCCATTTGATAACAGTGCTATCAGCGAGAAGCGCCTCCATATCGAGAAGCTCATCCAACAATTCGGTTGTAGCTGGTGTTACTGTCGCTTGGCGACATTCCGAAGTGTCGGCGTTCGGCGACATTTCCCGGAGCAGCGATCCTTGAAGGCCGTAAAGTTTCAAAAGCTCCTCGGCTTTCCCCGCGATCACCTTCATCGAAGTGTCGCCCACTTGCTTCCGTGCCATCCAAATCATGCGGCGCAACATCACCGCCAGATTGTCGATCTGCGCTTGGGTGCGAACTGAGTTCATGCGTCGTCCTCCACTAAATGTCACGAACATTATCCTCCCTCCCACTGCCAGCATACCTCCTTGCCGACGGCCAGATATGGACGGTCGATTTCTTTGCGTTGGATTGCTGCCTCGACCTCAACGTGGCTGCGATAGAACGTAACAGGTGGCTTAATCCGACACGATACTGTCTCTCCCTCGATGTCAGAGAGGAAGATGACCGCCCTGCCCTCGTAGAGCTGGCGGTCGATAGAGAAGTAGCGACCTTCCTCTGGTGGCTTAAGCAGGCCCTGCCCTGCGACTACGATGTTGACGGCAAAGCCGTCTCCCAGTCTGCGGACGATGCCGATGTCGATCTGGCTAGGCTCGAGTCCTACTACCTCGTAGGCATCTATGATGTCGCCGCAGGCGATCTCCTCGATGGCCTGGCGCTCTGGGATGATAGTGACGAAGTTCATGTTACGGCTCCCTCCTGGTTCTTGGCTGGGCGGCAGAGCGTTATCTTGCCCTGGTACTCCTTCGCCCTCTCCATGGCGTACTTGTATGCCTCGGTCCTATTGGCGCGGCGGCAGTGGAACAGCCTCTCTCCCTCTGCGGTCTCTATGATAATGAAGTAGCGGGTCATGGCCGGCTTGGTCATCTCTCCCTCTCTACGCATGCTACCTCCCAATGGCCCGTGCCGATCCGATGTCGCTTGGCGTAGACTAGGGCCGCCCTAATGCAGGCGGCCTTGGCGGCGTAGTACTCTCCATTGCCAGGCTTGGCGGCTCCATGGCAGAAGAAGGCGGCGCAGGCGAATACGAAGACCCACGTCACGGCATCACCCACAGTACGCAGACGATGATGAAGGCGTATAGGGCAGCCCCCTCTAGCGCGAGGTACCAGCCTCCGGTTGTCCAGTAGTAGGCGGTGACGACGACCCCGATCGCCAGCAGTAGCGGGTCTATCCTGCGCAGGTGTGCGCCATAGAGGGGCTCGTTAAGCCAGTCGATAACGATGGTGAGCCAGTGCGGGAGCCTAATCAACATCGCTCCCCTCCCCCACCTTAAGCTCAAAGCCCGTAACCCGATACGGGCCGCGGCACGCCACCCCGGGCTGGCCGTAGACGGCCTCACCCTTGGTCAGCCTGAGGAAGGCGTCGGAGAGGCAGCGCTCCATGGCCACCATGAGGTCTCCCTTATCCCCTTCAATCTCTACCCTGCCCCTGGCGGTCCAGGTCTGGCCGTCCCTGTTGGTGCCGCTGAGTGCGTAGCTATAGGTCATCATTTATATCGTCTCCTTTTGGTTAGTCATGGTCTGCCTCCACGTGAAAAATACATTGCAATAGCATCGTAGAGAAGATTATCCATAATCCACTCCTTCACGTGATCCACTCGATACATGATCAGTCTCGGAGCCAATTGCGTTCGTTGAGGACCCTTACCAACTCGACACCACCTATTAAATTGCTGTCTATCGCAATGCAGGCTTCTGCATAGCTCCTTACAACTTACGAGTGTGTCGCCAGGCAGTTCAAAAAAGTTTTTTACGCTCTCATTCATACTAGCCACTCCTTGCGCTGTAGCGGGTAGGTCGAGGGGCTCTTTGCCCAGACTGCATTGGTGCCTGCCGCTACACCTTGGTCCTCTTGTTGGCGGTCGCAGTCTTACTGACGTATCTATCCCAGGCCTCGCGGTAGGCTGCCTGGGCCTCCTCTTGTGTTGCAAATGACCCGATGTAGGTGAAGTGGCCGTCGGCATAGAGGCGGACCTGCCAGGGCTTGATGCCCCTGCCCCGGTTGGTCACTCCCCGCGAGTTTCCCTCCTTGTAGACTTTCATGGCCCCCCTCCGTTATTGGCGTACCTTCTTGCCGGTATCGTGGATGACGGTCTTTTCGTCGATCAAGCCGGACCTGCGCAGGCTGGCAGCCATCGTCTGCTCGTCCTTGCCGTAGAAGATGGTCACGTCAAACGGCAGGCCCATCTCGAGGCCCATGACGAATATCGGGTTGCCCTTTTTCAAATGCTCGATATTTTTCTCGGTGAGGCCGAAGCCGACGATCTCGCGATCACTTGAACCCGCCGCCTTGAATTTGATCATTTATCCTGCTCCGTTGGTTGTATCATACCAGCCACTCCCTGTAGGCGTCGCCGGTGATCACACTGGCGAGGTCGATCTTGCGCCGCAGCGCGTGGATGAACTTCTCGTCAATAGAACCAGGCACGATCAAATCGACGTAGGCCGTGCTGTCGGTCTTGGTCATGTCCTTGGCCCTCTCCTCGCTCTGGTCTCGGTGCTCTAGGTTGTTGGTGCTGCTATAGTAGACGACCAGGTTGGCCACGTCCCACCGCCTCCCCCTCCCGCCTGCCCCCGGTGTGGCGACCATGAACCTGCACTTGGGGTCCTCCTTGAAGCGCTTGTCCTCTCCCTCCCTCTCCCTGATGTTGCCGCCCCAGAACAGGGCGACGGAGCCCTCTCCGTACTTGTCCTTGAGCGCGGCCGCCACTCTCCTGATGGAGAGGTCGTAGGAGCACCACACGATCGCCTTGCCGTCATACTCCTCGAATAGATCGAGCAAGGCTGCCGTGCGCTTCTCCGGCAGCTCCCTGACTACCCCCTCCGAGTCCTTGACGAAGCCGCACAGGATCTGGTGGAGCCTGAGCATCTGGACGATAACCAACTGGGCCGTCACCAGCCTGCCTCCCTCCAGCTCGGCGATGGCGTTCTTCTTCAGACTGTCGTAGGCCTTCTTCTGCTCTGGGGTCAGCTCGACGTGCCTGACCTGGTAGGTGACCGGGAGGTCCTTGACGTCCTCCAGCCTGATGCGGTACGAGTGGGGCTCGATCTTGGCGTACAGCTCATCGGTATTCTGGAAGCCCCTGATCAGTGGTACGAGAAACTTCCTGCCCGGGAGCTGGGTCATTACGACCTTGGCATAGCGCGCCCGGAATAGGGTGAACTCGGTAAACGCGTAACCGAGGATGTTCTCGTCGAGGAAGGTGAACTGGCCGAACAGGTCGAGCGGGCTCTGCGGAGTCGGCAGGCCGCACAGTATCCTCCTATAGCTACCTGCGTCGCGCAGTGCTCTTATAACGAACTTAGTTCGGTTCGTAGCGTGACTCTTGATGGTGGTGCTCTCGTCTACGATGACCTCTGCGTGCCTGTGGCCGACGAACTCTGCCGCCAGCTCCCTGGCCCCCGCGGTCTTGTAGGAGAGAGCCTCGATATTCATGAGCATAATCCGAGGCACCCTGTCATCGCGCTCGGCCATAAACCTGGTGGCCGCCCTGGCATGGCCCGCGCCGCCTCCGGTCTCCCAGGTATGGATGCGGGCCCTGTCCAGCAGGTCCGCACCCGCGTGCTTATCGAACTCATCGTGCCAGGTCCGGTAGACCCCGGCGGGAGCCAAAACCAGCAAGTCCCTTACCTCTCCGGCCGACTCCATTTCCCCGAAGTCATCTATTGCCGTTTTGGTCTTGCCGGTCCGCATGGCCATCAGCAGGGCGAATGCCCTTCTCCCTCTCATCTTCCTCTCCCCGATCAACTGGTGGGGATGGCATGGCCACTTTGGCTCGTACATACTAGCGTCCTCGCTTTTCTACCCAGACCTCTGAAGAGATTGGCCCCATGCGCCGCCCCTTCCTGATGCGGAAGGTCTCTAGGTTGTGGTCGACCTTGCGCATGAGCTGGGACAGCGTAGCCCTGACGCTGCCCGTAGCATTGAATGGCGGCTCTCTATCCCTGGCATAGCGCCGCTTGGTTAGCTCCTCGATGGTGATCTTCTTGCCGTCCATGGGGATACAATCGAGTAGCTCCCTCTCCGATGGAGAGTACTCGATATCTTTTTTAGCTACTGCGGTTCTCATTTCGGACTTCTCCTTCCAAAAGCAAAAGAGGGAGAGGGGGACTAGTCCCCCTCCCCCTCCCTCACGTAACGGCCGAAATCAGCGGCCGGACTTCGATGCCAGTGTAATGGTGGCTTCCTTCAGGCGTCCCTCTACCTCGATGGTATACGGCAGCTTGTCGCTATCAATTGCGACCTGGAGACCCTGGAGGACCATCTTCAGGCTTCCCAACATCTCGATGTCTTGCTTACCGTAGACGGCCTTAATCAGATCGAGAGCCGGCACCGGCTTGTTCTTTTTGGCATAGAGCGCCAGGAGTAGCTTCTCCTTGTTTGTATCCGCTCTGGTACCGAACTCTCCAACGATACCGTTCCGCTTCTCTGCAACGACTACAGACTTTGCGGGCTTCGTGGCCTTCTTGGCGGCAGCCGTCGGTTTCTTCTTCGTTGCACTCTTAGCCATCTTCTTCTCCTGGTTGATGCGCGGGGGTTCAGTCTTCTCACCCTCCGCCGGTATGGCTGCGACTTCTACCGTGCCCTTCTCGGGCACGACCCCTTCCGCGACCTTCTCTTTATGGGAGGCGATCGCAGCCTCCAGGGCCTCGCAGCGTTTGGCCCCGGTCTCTGCATTGCGGAAGCGTGTGCCGATCTTCTTTGCAGAGAGACCTGCGGCAATCGCTTCCTCAACGAGCTCGTTGTACCTCGCGGTATGGTTATCTTCCGACATAGGCAGCTCCTGGTTGTCTTCAGTGTACTCGCTTCCTGTGGCCCTGGCTATGTGGCTATTGGGAAAGCACAGAGACAGGCCAATCAGGTTGGAGGGTCCCTTGATAATCTTAACGAGGCTCTGCTCGGGCCCCTCCTGGAGCAGGTCCGCCCTCCACTCGCCGTGAACGATGACCTGCTCCTTCACGACTTGCCCTCGAGGGCAGGGTCGCGCAGCAGCAGCATCTTGAACTTGTCCGATGCGGGAAGGCTGCCTTCTCGCGTTGGACCCACCCGCAGGCTCCCGCTGGGGCCGAGGTAGTAGTGGCTGCCCTTGGTCCTGGTCATGACGATGACGCCAGAGTTAAGGCGCTTGACCACTCTCTCACCGGACCGCTCTAGAGCGGCCTGGTATCTCTCTTGCAGTGTCTTCGACATCTTCACTCCTTTGGGCCGACGAAGCCAGGCGGCGGGGTCGGCATGAACATTGCGATCGGTCTCCACAGGTGGAGGCAGTACGGGTGATAGTTGACGTACTCAGACTTCGCAGGGTGGTACTGAACAACATACTCGTCGTCTCGCCAGAACAGGCTCTTGACGAAGCACATCTCCGCCCACGTTGGCATACGGTTGGGGGTAGAGACGCTGACGTGCTCCCAGCCCTCGCAGATCGGACCGGTACCACTCGAAATGATTTTAAGCTCGGTCCCGTGCGGCCCTCTGACGATGAAGGCCCCGTGCAGGTCCCCGACGTGGGTGGCGTACTCCCCCGTCGTGATCCGATCGTTCTCCAGGATGGCGGGTATATGTTGCCTCACTTATTTCCCCCTGATTGCGGTTGCAAGCTTGGTCAGCCTGTCGTCGTCCTCACTCTCCTCGCCGCTGTGGCGGGAGAGGGAGAGGTTCATCAGTTCAACGATCATCAGGTTGCGGTACTCATGCGGAGGCATCTGGCCGGCCAGATATACAATAGCCAGTTCGGTTATCTCGTCGTCAGTGGAGGCCATTCCTTGTCCCTCTCCTCTCTGTGGATCATCACCATCAAGATGGCGAGGTCCTTGGCAAACGTGTCCGTCATCTTGTAGTCGAGCAGGTCCCTGAGCAGGTCGCTCATCCGCTCAGGGGTCTTGGTGTAGCGCCGCAGGGCAAAGTATAGCTCCCTGGCCGTGCGAGCCTTGCTGTAGCTGGTCGGAAACTTAATGACGTTCGTCATCTCCCTCTCTCCCCCTCGCCACGGTCAGAACGATCCTCTCTGGCCGCTCTCCGGTATAGGCCTCCTTCCTTATATAGAGCGATGTGATCATTGCCAACTTATCAACGGACTTGTACACGTAGGTCCCCTTGGTGTCTCGATCGGGTACCATCTCGACAGAGATCGTATCTCCGTTATCAGTCTTTGCCTTATCCATTCTATTTCTCCCTTGACTTCCTTGCTCTGGTGTTATAGCTCGCCACGGCTCTCCTCAGCTTGGCCTTGAAGGTATGGGTTCGCTTCATGATGTCCCAGCCCTGGCCCGTCTTGCGACCTGACCTACTGCGAGAGTTGCCGCGGCGAGTCATCTGTCTCTCGATGTCGTCGAGGTCGTCGGTCACTTTCTCTGACCCTCCTAAATACATTTCAATATTCTCCTATCCTTACACTAAGGAAAGGAGAAAGTTGAAAGGGTTCACGTCGGTGGCAGTTGGGCTCGAGCCTCCTCCCAGATATATTGATAAGATGAGCGATCGGTTCTTTCTAGGACCTGGCGCATGGCCTCGAGGTTTGACCCAAGCTTGATGAGAGCGGCTCGGTCATGACGAGTGATATCGATGCCGTGATCGATTAACCAGTGACCAAACCGAATATCGTCTTCGCCAACTATGCCGCTTCGCGAGCCTTAGCGATATCTTGTCTTGCTCTCAGCTCATCCTCTTTCTGAAGTACGCCGGCTATTTGAGTGACCCGGCTAAAGCCGACGCCAACTGTATTGAGGCACCAACTTGGTAATGCGTTATTTCCGATCTCACCCTTGGCCTCTCCCAACAGGTGGAAGAAAGATCGAAAATTTTCTAGTCCCTTCTTCCAGTGGACCTGCATTCTTTGAACGAGTTGATGATCCATTTTTTCAAAGAGAGGACGGGGGGCTGCCCCGCCCTCCCTCTCCTTTTTAGCGGGGTTTATTTTCCAAGAGCTTCTTGTGGAGAGCGTAGACAAAGGCGCGTGTGCCTTGCACGTCACGAACTCCTGATTCGTTCATGATGTCATCGACAGTGATATCGAAGGCTTTGCCATCTAGGGTCTTGATATATTCATTAACCTTTGCCCTATCCTCTGGGAGAGCGGCGATGGCTTCATGGGCCTTTTTGACATCTCCTAAGAAGATGGCAAGAGACTGCATGTGTTTGGAAACCTCTGTTCCAGCCCGCTTAGCTTGATCGACTAACTTCTGAGATAGTGAATCTAGGCTCTGACATATTAAGCTCCTGGTTTGGGAATGGCTTCCTGACTTGGCCTTTTTTGGCCAACGTGACAGCCATCCTAGTGGTGCAGATTGCACCGTGACGCCCTCCGCCAGAGGGCGCTGCGCTGCCATCCTTACATTAGGTCGTCGGTCACCGGTGGCTCCTCATTTTTATCGGCGCTTCACAGCATTGCGATTAGCGCGTCTACTCTTTTGCGCCTCTGCCTTCATCTTATCCCAGGCCGCGAGGTTGTCCGGTATGTCCGGCATATTGGTTGGCGAGTCCTTCTCAGCGAGGAGTCGCTTCTCAAATGACTCGAATGCATTGAACGCCTTGGCGAGCCTCTCAGGGCTGGTGGATAGACGACTATCGGGGTGAAGGCAGCCCCAGATGAGATTATACGTCACCTTATCCATGATCCCCCTGCGGCCCACGTAGAGGTTCTTGGCCTCCTCGATGCGCTCTTTCCAGAGGGGCAGCATGATCTCGTCAACGCGCCTGACAACTTCACCGCGAACTCGTTGCTCAAAAATTGCGTCGTTGCGGTTCTTCTGTTGCCGTAATGCAATGTCTAGCTTCTGCTGCGCCGTCATGGATAGTGATGTCGGATCGATCACTGGCTCGGCAACGAGCTCGCCTAGTTTCTGTGCAGCCGTTTTCCCTTCCGCTATGGCCTTAGCCTTGAACTGGTCCCAGTCCTCTGGTCGGGCATTGACGGAGCGCTGCGCCTGCTTCTCCCCCTCCTTACGCGGGGCTCGCTTGGCTGTCTTCTTGCCCTTGGGGCGGCCCGCACCCTTGGGATTGCGCTCGGTCTTAGCAGGTTTAATTTGAACATTATGTTCAAATTCCCTGAGATCGCGGACGATAGTCATGTGGCTCACGCCAAGCTGGGTCGCGATCTGCTCCATCGTCAAGCCCTGCCTATAAAGTCTCTCGGCTACGGACTTACGTTGAGCCTTGCGGTCGGTTTTCGATAGGCCAGCCCATACCGCAAGGGGGCAGTCGTCGGGGCAGGTCCGATCCCCGCCCATAGGACATACGCATTTCATTTTTTGATCCTTTTCTTTGTTTCACGCGGCACCATGCATGCGTAAGAACCGGGGCATTTGCGCCCCGGCTGTATAGTAAGTGAAGAGATTTAATCGTTATTCTCTGGTGGGACCTCCTCTCCACCAATGGTGTTGCGTCGCTGCTTGCGAGAAGCCTTATAGCGCCTCAACACAACGCCAAGCGCCATGTTAATGACCGCGAGCTTCTCCTCGGCGACTTCACTGTTGTTGGTATCCTCAGCCTTCTTGCGGATCGCCATCGCCGCTAGGGCATTGTCCATGGACAGTGATCCCTCTACGGCGTGGGCATCATAGGTAGCCCGCAGGAGTGCGCGATACTTAGGGTCTTCATTAACCAAGACCCTGTGGATATCCTCCACCGCATCATTGAGAGTGCGCTCGGCCTTGATGTGCCGCGTCCAATCGTCAATATTGTCGGGGAGGGGAGGAGCTACGCGGAGCTCGCGTTTAGTTTCAGCCATAGGAGTAGTCCTTTCCTGGTTTGGGCAATGTCGCCCTAACTGCGCTGCGTGCACATATACAGCGCAATCGGTGCGGCACCGTTCACGTTCCTTTCTTGCTTATGATGTACAGGCAGAGCCAGCTCGATAGAACTAGCCCCAAGAAGAAACAGGCCTCGAGGGCCTCACCACTGCTAACCTCCCACATCCCATCCTCTCTCGATCTTCTCTGCGCAGCCGTTGCAGTAGGCGTAGTCTGGCTTGATCTTTACCGTCCTGCCACAGCCGCTGCACTTCTTCCTGACGCTCGCCGCTTGGGTCTGTCGGTAGTACTCGAGGTCCTCCTCGCCATTGATCTCCCAGTGGCCGTAGTTGTCGTCGTAGTAGCTAGGTCGTCCCATATTCCTTCTCCTATTTTGAAATACCCGAGGCTCCCAGAAGGGCGGGGACCCTAAAGAGAGCCTCGGGGCCTTACGGCAGCGGCTTCACTCGCTGCCGGTAGTGAAGAAAAGACCCCGGCAGGAGCAAGCCCCCGCCAGGGCAAGTTAGCTTTATGCGAGCTTGCTACGCCGACGCTTCTGGAGACCCCAGAGACCGAGGCATCCTGCGATCAGCCCAGGTAGACCCGCCCCAACGATTGGGGCAGGAACTGGTACTGACGCAAAGCCAAGTGCCTGATTGGGCGCACTCACGGCGTCCGACAGTACGGTGAGGGTACAGGTCGGACAGTCGATCAGGCCTCCGTTGGCCGCATCGAGCAGTAGGAGTGCCACCTTGGCCGAAAGCGACGCAGACAAGCCAGTGTCGGTAAAGGCGTTGCCATACTCCGTTTTCCAGATCGCGAGTTGTACCGCCGCGTCATTGTCCGCGTCGGGGTTGACCGTCAAGCCAAATTTCATCAGTGAGGCGATCTCACGGATTTGCACAGCGCTCAGGCCACCGGCCGGAAGACCCGGAAGGTTGCCCCCGCCATAGACCGTCTCGTTGAATTTGTATGGCTGGAACAATAGGTCAGTCAGATCGAGGCACCAGACAAGCAGGTCACCCTGCGTAGCTGAATGCAGCGTGATATCTCCAGCCTGAACGGTCAGGTCGATCGGCGAGGTTATGTGGACATTCTGCTCCCCCGCATTCACAGTGAAGCTGTCCATCTGGTAGGTATCGGCTAGAGCTGGTGCGGATAGCGCCAGCACGGCCGCAGAGGCTAGAAGTAGCCGTCTCATATCTTGATCACTCCTGTATGTGAAGGCGAGGGCCGTACCTACCGCCGGAACGGTCAATGGTCGTGCCCTCTCTTAGTCTAACCTCCCGTCCGGTCCCGACTTAGGGCAGGGTCAAAACGATACTACGCTTGCAGTGTACGTCGCCGACGCTGCAATCCCCAGAGGCCGAGACACGCAGTAATCAGCCCCGGCAGTCCCGCACCCACGACCGGGCCAGGAACCGCCGCTGCTGCGACGTCGATCCGGTAGTGCTCGAAGTCCGTGAGGTTGCCGGTTGTGGCGACCCTGAACGAGTCGATTGTTTCGCCGTTGATTGCGCTCAGGGTGAAACCGGACTGTGACGACAGACTTAGCGTACCGAGAGCGAACGTGAACAGCTTCTGGGTGCCGTTCGCTTCGTCAGCGATCACGAACGCAGTCGCATCTCCGCTGCCCTTCAAAGAAAAGACATCGGTTTGCGTCTGCAACACGTGAAGGCCGGTCGTGTCGAAGACCTGAACTTTCAGGTCGTTGGTGTCGGCGATCTTGATGTCGTTGCCGTTCGCCGCTCCAGTGAAACCGAGGCAGCCGCCCAAGCAACTGAAGTCAACGAGCCCTTGATGCTGCCCGTTAAAGCTGCCGACTGCAACATTGGTGACACTGTTGAAGCTGTCGAACACCACGTTGTCGCCGGTACCGCTGAGGTGGTTGTCGATGATGACGTCAGCCGCAGCTGGACTGGCGAATGCCAGGACTGCCACTGTAGCCATGAGCAAAAGTTTCTTCATCAGGAAAAGGCCTCCTTGGCCTTTTGGGCGGGATTGCCCCTGATGCGCCGCCCGCCTGGGGGAGACGCATCGAGTGCAATCTTTAATCCCTCAGGCGTGGTTACAGTCCACTCTTGCTCTCCTCAAAGAGGTCCCTGAATAGCTCCTCCTCGCCCTTAGCCTCCCTGTAGCCAGCGCTATAGGCGGTACTCATCTGCCCTAGGAACCACAGGGAGAGGAGCTCAAACTTGTCCTCCTCTAGTGCGATCCCGATCAGCTTGAGAGTGGCATCGAGTGCATCGACGAGGACCTCCTCGGCATCCTCCGACGGGCTACACATGTTAAAGGCCACGTATCTTCTCCCTGTTCAGTCGGCGAATGCGTGCGGGCAGGACGATAGAGAGGTCGCACTCGTCGCAGCACCTCCCCTCGCAGATGGGGGCGGGGTTGTTGCCCCACTCATCGGTGACCTCCCTCTGGCAGATCGAGCAGACGAAAGGCTTAGCGTTGTTCATCTTCATTTGCCTACCCACCACTTTGGTTGGCTGCGTCCCTCGGAGAGGGCCTTAGCGCAGCGGGGACAAGTCACCTCCTTCTGGGCCTCCGTAGAGTAGACGCGGTGCTTGTGCCGCGACCACGGGGACCTCGGCTTGATTGAGCAGAGCAGCGAGCCACCCTTGGCCCTCGCCTTAAAGTGGATCACCGGGCCATTGGCCTTGCGCCTCTCTCTCCTCTCCATGGTCTGGACCTCAGAGGGGTGGAGCGGTGCGCCTCTAGGGCGAAATCGCATCCCACTGACGTGGCCCCTGCCGAAGTTATGGCGCTCCAGGCTCAGGTTGCAGAGCAGCCACTTGCGGACATCGCTGAGTAGGTTGCCCCTCACGGTGATGCGACTATAGCCTCGCCCCCAGGCCCGCCCCTTGCTGCCCCGCTCCACGTGCTCCAGGTCCTCCTCGATGAACAGGCGGACCTGGGCCTCGACGTCGGAGGCGGTAACGTAGTAGTACTGGCCGGGGTTGTAGCTCCCAGCCTCGCTCTTTTGGCGGCTGAGGTTGTCCCTCCACAGGAAGGCAAACGCCTCCCCTATGAGGGCATTGTGGTTCTTAATGACGTACTGCATGGGTTTCTTTCCTTTCTTGCTTGTAAAAGAGGCCCCTCTGGGGGGGCCCAGCCGGGGAGGAGGGTTATAGCCCTACCCCTGGAGGCCCCTAGGCCTCCCTTTTCTTCGTCCACAGGGCCAGCAGGTCCCGCTGGACCTCCTGGGGGAGGTCCCCCCAGGTAGAGCCGGCATGGCCGGCTGCGTGGCCAGAGGCCAGGAGGGCGCGGACGGCGGCCTTGTAGCTTAGGAGGTTCCACCTGTCGGCGGCCACTATCTCCAGTGCCTTCATCATGTTTACTTGCTCCAGTAGCTCTCGGTTGATGGGTCACAGCAGGGGTCCGTATTGACACCGATGCGGATGAGCCTGCCGCTCATGAGGTTGGTTACGATCTTTGTCTTCCTCTCGTTCTTGACAAACTCGATCATAGGGTCCTCTGTGGTGAGGACCTCGTATCCCTTGCGGACGGCCGACTTGACGGCGCCCTTAAAGGTCTTGTACTCTGAGCGCGAGCGTGTTGGCCCGAAGCCAAGATAGTAGAGGCCGGTTAAGGTAGAGACGCGGACCTCGCAGGTGGGGAGGGACATCTTGGTGGTCACGTTAGTCTTCCTTTCTTGCTTGGGTCATGACGTAGCCGCCCTTGCGGCGGCTGTACCTGATAACGCCGCGGTCGCACAGGCGGTCGAGTTCATGGCTCAGGTCCCATACTTCTCGAGCAGGGCGATCTGCCGCTTGGTTGCAGTGCCGCACTCTCTGGCGTCGAAGGCCTCGCGCAGCCTGGTCTCGATGGCGGCAGTGTGGCCCGGGCCTCTCTGCTCTACCGTGATGACGTTGCCCCAGTCGCTATAGTAGGAGCGGCCGGGGCATAGGGGCAGGCCGCAGTCGTCTGTACTGCGGCCAAGCATCTCTGCCAGGGCGGCCAGGGCGGCTGCCTCACTCGTGAAGGCTCTGGTGTGCGTGCCGTCGGGCGCGCGGTTGATCATAACATAGCTCATGGGTAGGGTCTTCCTTTCTTTAAATCTTAGTGGCGCACTCGGGACCGAAGCCCCGCTCTACGGACGACGGGACGGTCAGCCTGCGGCCGCAGCGACCGCAGGACCCCTCGTGCCAGACCTCCAGGTCGTCCGGCAGGACCTGCCGGGCCAGCCTCTTCCAGGTCCACTCGAAGGCGCGGGCAGACGGGGCGTCGCGGGAGATATCGTCGGCGCGGGGGACCTTGCGGCCAAGCCAGAAGATGCCGCGGGATATCCTGCCCAGGTACTTGTAGTCGGCCCCGTTGTTCGGGCCAGACAGCAGCGCGACGAAGTGGCAGGCCCCGTCATCGCTGACCGATATACGGTAGGTAAACCGCGCCCCGGTCTTCTTGGAGACTAGGGTGACGGTGCTCTTGCCCGCGAGAATGTAGCGCGAGGCATCGATTGCGTTAGAGAGCCGGCCGCGCATCGACGGCTCAGCCTGCGGAGGAGCATCGAAGTCGGTGTCAACGGCGAAGTTGGAGAAAGCGTCACTCATGGTGGGGTCTTCCTTTCTTGCTTGGGGTTATTTCACTTAACTTCGTAGATGGCGATCACACGCTTGGCCTTGTTGATCGTCCAGTCGTTGACCTCGCCGCCCATGACTGCGAGCACGTGGCCTTTGATGAACAAGAGGTAGCACTTGGACGGATTGAACGAGCCGGGGAAGCGGCGGGGGTGATGGGTGGTTACGTTCTGGAGTGTCTTATGGATGCCGGGGTAGCTGCTGATGATCGACTTGGGGTCGATCCGCTCTAGGGTCTTAGAGAAGCCTAAGACCGCATCGATGATGATTGAGTTATAGACGCCGCGCTTGTGCTTGCGCCCTCTCTTGGCCAGGGCCGCGTGGGCATCCGCATAGGAGACCCCGCAGACTGCGGCGACTGCAACGACGGAGCAGTCATTGCGCTCGCCCAGCCTGTAGCTCTCACTGCGGAGGGACTGATAGAGCGGGGAGGTAGCGGTCCTCTTGATCTTGCTCGCCGTCTTGGGCTTGTGGAGGTGGCGGGTCCACACGTTGTCGGTAGGCATCGCTTTCGCTTTCTTGCTTATGGGTGGAGAGACCTGATCGTCAGGCGCAGGAGGTCATCCCTGCACAACTCGGAGGGTCTCCTCCGAATTTCACTAGGCCTTATCGACTGCGACCCTTGGGTGCGATCTTCACGGTGCCCTTCTCTCGCACGACTTGGAGCGGGAGCTTGTTCGCCTTGATCGCGACCTTGATCCCAACCAGGATCATAGCAATCGGGGCCTTGTACTCGTCCTTAACCTCGCCGTAGGCCGCCTTGGAGAGCTGGTCGAAGGTGAGTGTCTTACCCTTGCTCTTGAGCAGGGCCGCTGCAACAAAGTGCTTGTAGGTGTTCGGGCGGGCGAGGAGGTCGAGAGTGGTTGCGGTGGTCATCTTGGTCTTTCCTTTGTGTTGGACCTGATCTTCAGGAGGCGGAGGTCATCCCGCCTCGATGCGGCCGAGGCCGCATTTCACTTTCTGGGCCGCGCGGTGGCGGGCGGCCCGTCGCAGTCGATCCAACCTCCCCGCTCTTGTCGCATTTTCTGCTTGCGCTTGCGCTCCGTCGTTTGCCGACGGCACTGCTCCTCCGCTTTTGCGAGAGGAGAAGAACAATTTTTAGGGAGGGTCATTCGCTCTGGAAAATTTAGGAGGAGAATAGAGAGGAGGCCGCAGGGGCCTAGACCCTCCTAAATTTTCCCTTCGGCTTTTCGTAGATGCCGGCAGGAGGTTCGCCCTAAACCAGGCCCTCTCCCCTCGTGCAGCTTATCGCTCTAGTGGGGGAGAGGTCCTAAGGAGGTTCCCCGTGCTCCCTCTCTACAGTCCCGCCCCAACCGGGGGAGGGTCAAGGCCGCTAGGGCACTCGAGAGGTCCTCAGGGGCCGACCACTTTGTCGAACCACTTCCTAGGGGGAGGGAGGGTGGAAGCTCCCCGCATGCCCTAGAAGGCCTCCTATATATAAAGAAAGAAGGAAGAAATGTAAAGGGCCTAGGGGGCTTGATTTTACTCAATTTTCTAGGCCTCCAATACGATAGAAAAGGCCGCTGGTAGGCCCTCCTGGAGGGGGTACCCCACGGTCTAACCGCTGCACATGGGCCCTCCTAGTGCCCCACTAGGAGGTCTAGAACCCTGGCCCATGGCCAGCGGGCCGGACCTCCGTCGGCCACCAGGAGGGTGGGGCAGTCCCGCAGACCGTAGTCCTTGAGCTGGAGCGCGTGGCGGCCCTCGATTAGCCAGAGCTCGCTGCCGCAGCGGCGTACCGCAAAGAAGGTCCTCCCCCTCTTGGCCCACCGCAGCCGGTGCCAGGCGACCTGGCTCGGCTTGACCTCTACGGCATAGGCAAGCGTGCGCTTGTTCTCTACCCAGAACTCAACACCGTTAAGCAGGCCGTTGAGATCGGCGACGCCGGGCTCGACCGCGCCAGTCTCTATCGTACTCCAGGCCACCATAGGCAGGTGGTTGCGAAATATCTTCCTCAGATCTCCGTCGCTCACTCTTCGTACCTCTCCCTGTGGTAGCGAGCGACGTCCCCAGGACTCAGCAACCGTAGCTGCTGAGGCGGAGAGAGCAGCCTGGTGGCGATCGCCACGCAGACGTCTTGCGGCAGCGCCTCTCCGAGCTGGCCGCTAGTCTCCCTAATCAGGATCGCCGCTTGGTCTATTGTCATCATAGCCTTCCTCCATATATCCGAGCTTCCTGACCTGCCGGACATCGAGCATTCTGAACGACGGAGGGACTACCCCCTTTAAGGCGTAGATCACCTTGCCCGGCTTGCCCTCCTCCTGGACGGGCTTGCCCAACTCATTGAATTTGAAGCGACCGATCTTGGCAAACATCTCATCTCCGTCATCCCTGACGAACATGTTGAGTGCCTGGATCGGACCATCGAGGAGGACCCCGCCCCTGCGGGCGACCTTGACCGGCTCGTTCTCGTCCTTGGGGATCAGGCGGTTGATCACCACCACAATGACCTGCGGGCCCTGGATACCAGGCTGGCACGCGATCACCGGAGTTGGCAGACTGGCGATGTTCGCGTCTCCAAGCCCGTTTGGATAGAGAGTGCGGACGCGGTCCCTGATCGGAAACAGGCTATCGATTGCAGTCTTTGGGTTCTCGAGCAGCTTGGCCTGCGAGGCGGTTAGCTTGCGCTCTCCCCTGCGGGCCTGGAGGATCAGCAGCATCTTGGCGGGGCCAATGCTCTTGATGTTGGTCAAGGGACCCAGCAGGCGGCCATCGCTGGTGGCCTGCCAGCGGGCGGTAGACCTCTCCGGGTCTACCGGGATATAGCCGATGCCCTCCTCTGCTAGCTCGCGGAGCAGCTCGATCTGGCGCTCCGGCTTCTCCTCTGCATCGAGCGTGGCGGCGGCGAACTCCGTAGGGTAGTGGGCCTTGAGGTACGCGCACCAATACGAGACATAGGCATAGGCGACGCTGTGACTCTTATTGAAGGAGTTGTGGACTACGAAGTTATTGGCAACGAAGTTATTATAGGGCTCTGGCATGGCTACATCGTAGGTGTCCTCGATCTTGGGATCGGAGATAGAGACGATCTTGGAGGCTACTGCGGTCCTGCCTGCACTCCATCCTATCGAGATGACCGCGTCGCCTGGTCGCAGGTCATCGAGCCTCCAGTACTTGCCGTCCACGCCCAGAAACCTGTGGGCCTTGGTGGCGCGAATGCTCTCTCCGCTCTCGACCTTGACCAGCCAGGTCTTCTGTCTGCCCCTATAGTAGACATCGACCAACCTGAGGGGCTTGATCCTCCCGTCCTGGAGGCACAGCAGGTTCTGCTTCTTGCCGGTCTGGCTATTGAATGAGCCCCCGTTTTCGTAGAGTTCTCTCAGGGTAAAGGTCCGCTTCTTGTGGGACTGGTTTCCATAAGGGTCTACTAATACGGTATCGCCGCTCAGGCACCAAGCTCCGTATTGACAATTATGAGTTATCAACCCATTTTGAAGAGTAAAGTTAAAATGTTTTTCCATTGAGATGTCATAGACTTCTCTCAATCCGATCTTTTGTCTCTTAACTAGTCTCTTTGATGTAACAGCCTTGCCTACCCCCCACGGAGGGGTTGCCCCTCTACCAAACTGCCAGTGCCTGGTGCGATGACAACTAGGACATAGCCAAGCTACGTCTCGCAGTCTCTTTCTACCTTCCACGAAATCATTATGGTGGACCTCCATGTGAGTTGCAATCTTACCGCAGTCAGCACAGGGCTTGCCTGTCATCTCTCTACGGAAATCTTTAGCAAAGGAGACGCGACCCGTACCAGAGTAGCGGCCTAGAGTATCCCGCTTCCCACTCCCCTTACCACCTCCAGTATGGTTCCGAGCTCGCGATCCTCGCTTCTCATAGTCTTCTCCCATGAATGCGAAGTCGTCTCCAATCTTTGCCTCTCCTATCTTCTGCCACCCTCCATTAACTATGAAGCGATGATCTGGGGTACATATGACGTGGCTCTTGTCTTCAAACATATATTTCCAGCAGACCTTTCTTCCAGACTTGATGAACTTGAGCGCCTTCTGCGTATGACCCCTCCCGTCTGGGAACAGGCTGACCAGGGAAGGCCTTGAGCCCTTCCGCTTAATCTCATACGTCTGATGACTCTCATACTTCCGATATAGTTGTTTAATAGTTAGCGGCTTACTCCTCTTCGCCAATCTAATTTTAGTATTCGCGTCAAGACACATCGCTACCCAAAACTCTGTCGCCACCTCAGGCGGCATCCCCTTCTTGATCGCGGTCTCCTTCCACTTGTCCCCATACTGATCGAAATACTCTTTACCAAGGGACCTGCTCATGGCCTTGCGTAGCTGGGTCACGTCCGCCCACGAGAGATCGCCAAGCTCTCTACCGATCCGAAGGATTTGTTCTTGATAGACCGGTATCCCGTAGGTGTCTCTCAAAAATTCTTCGAGCAGTGGGTGTGGATAGGTCACTGCCTGGCGCCCCGCCCTTCTCTCCACCCACTGGCTGGTCCCCCCGGAGGCGAGCGGGCCAGGTCGGACTAGGGCGGTGGCGGCGACGATGTCTTCAAACGACTCGAACGTGATCTGCTTGGCCAGGCCGCGCATTGCGGCACCGGTAAACTGGAAGACGCCGCAGTACTTGTGGCGATTGAGTAGATCGAATGCCTTGGCATCGTCGAGCGGTATCTTCTCCAGCCAGCCGGAGACGGGGCTCTCACCGATCAGCTCGAGGGTACGCTCAAAGATCGAGAGCTGGGTCAGACCCAGGACATCGATCTTGAGCAGGTTGAGGTACTCTGCGTCGTACTTGTTGCACATCGCAGTGCCGTTCCTCCGGTCTACGGCAACGTAGGTAGAGACCGGCTTATCTGTAACGACGAGGCCCGCGGCGTGGATCGAGGAGTGGTCGGGGTGACCCTCGAACCTGCCGGCGATGACTGCCTGGGGAAACTCCTTGAGCATCACCCTGCCAGGATCGGTATCTGTGAGCGTATCTAAGATCGTACTACTCTTGCGGGAGTCGCCCATCATCCGCTTGAACGCAGTCTCCGCCACCTTCTCCACCTGCCAGGAGGGTATCTTCAGGGCGGCCCCTACCCTGGCCAGGGCAGAGCGGGACTGGAAGATCGATACGCTGGCCAGCCTGGCCACCCTCTCGCCGTAGCGCTGCTCCGCGTAGGCCATCACCTCGTCCTGTCTGGAGAAGTCGAGGTCGATATCGGGGAGGTCGGCGCGGGTGATATCGATAAACCTCTCAAAGATCAAGCCGTGGGGAATGGGGTCTATCGCAGTGATACCGAGCAGGTAGCAGGCGAGGCTGCCGCACGAGCTTCCCCGCGCCGGTCCGACGACCATGCGGGGCTTGGCCCAGTTCACTAGGTCGGAGATGATATGGAAGTAGTCGTCGAACTTCTTCTCGGCAATCAGGGCTAATTCTCGATCTATCCTTTCCCGATACATCGGGACGGATAGATCGACGCCTAGCCGAGCCGCGCCCTCCTCGCAGAGCTGGTGCAGGGTCTTCTCGGCATTGAAGTGGAGCAACTCGCCCTTCTCGAGCACGGCGCAACAGCCGGAGACTATCTCGCGGGAGTGATCCATAGCTTTAGCGATATCTGTGGCGAGTGCCGCAGGGGCGAGTGCGGCAGCGAGCTCGTCGTCGGAGAGGATGTGCTGCGGATAGGTCTGGGTCGATGCCGAGTGCCTCCCCAGCATGACTCTATAGAACTCGAGGTCTCCGCTGCAGGGGTAGACGTTGCGACTACCTGCGACGAACAGGGCGCCCCTGCGCGCGGCAGCCCTGACCAGGCCCAGCGGAGTGGCGGGGGTGAGGCCCATATAGACGTCCTCTATGTCAAAGTCGACAAGGTCGATATCGACCTGCTCATTGGCGACCTTGATCACGCCCGGCGCTCCAAGCGCCTCGTCATAGGAGAGTACCGGGACCTTGGCCGCCTTACCAGTCGCCGCCCTGACCAGCTGGTGGAGGTCGGAGAGGTCGCTCTTGGCCAGAAAGGTCCAGTAGTCGAAGCGCGGCTGTTGCTCCGGCGAGGCTTCCTTGCGGGACTTGGTCCCCCAGTTGTCGCTGACCGCCAGCTCTACGCCGTAGACGGGGCGCAGGTTAGCGGTGGCGCAGGCCTTGGTCCACGAGACGAAGCCGAAGGTGCCGCCCCGGTCGGCGATTGGGGCGTCGGTCTTGCCGAGCTCGACGAGGCGATCGACGACCGACTTAACGTGACCGACGGCGAGCTTAAACGAGTATCCCGTCCTGACCGCTATCATTATTCACTCCTGATCCCAGTTCTTAGGGTCCTCCATCTCCGCCAAGACACCGCGGAGGATGACCGTCATTCTCTGGCGCTCCCGCTCCGGTACGTCCTTGGTCCAGTATATCACCAGGGTGCCGGTAACCTCGTGGAGGTCATGGAGCCACGTCGTTAGTTTTAGATTGCTCACGGAGGTAGCTCCTCAGCTCCCGCTCGTCTATCTTGAGCAGGTTGGAAATAAACAGGATGGAGCCGTCTATGGCGTCCTCGAGAGAGCCGCCGTAGCGCTGATGCGCAACGACCTCCTTCATGAGGCGGAGGGCAAACCGTTTCACAGTAGTCCTCCTCTCGTCCTCGTCCCTCATTATAGCCACCCCCTCTCCCTGGCTCCACGGAGGACGGTCAGGGTGGCCATGACGTCGGCCATTGCCCGGTGGGCGCCCTCGTGGGGTCTACCAGTGATCATCTTGTGCAGGCCGCTCAGGTTGATCCGGTTGCCCGTAACGTGCATGGTCTGCTCGACGGTACACAGCTTGATCGCTGGCCACGCTACCCTCCTAACGAGGCGCTCGAACTCTATATCGATCATCTCGATGTCATAGGACAGGTTGTGGGCGATGACGATGTCGGCAGGCTCGATCGTGCCGGCGATATTGGCTGCGACAGCCTTAAAGCTAGGGGCGCCAACGAGGTCTGCATCGGTCAGGCCGGTGGTCTGGATGGTCTTGTCCGGCAGCCTGCCGCAGCTAGGCTTGATCAGGGTGTCGTACCTATGGACTATGTCGTAGGTGTCCCAGTCAAAGCGGACCGCGGCAAACTCCACGACCTCGGGCTGCTTACCGAGCGCGATGCTGTGGTTGTC